TTACCTCTATTAAAACAGTTAACATGAATTTAAAAACTCGTATAAAAAAATCTATGGAAATATGGTGGATAAAATTTAATAGAGATTCAGAGCGTATACCTTTTGAAAATAAAGATATACCAGAAGGAGCTGTAGGTTTTATTTATAAAATGAGATTTACAAGAAATGGGCAAGAATACTTGTACATAGGTAAAAAGAACTTTTATTCAAATAGAAAAAAGAAATTTGGAAAAAAGGCTTTGGCTAAAGTAACTGATAAAAGAAAAAAGAAATATGAAATAATTAAAAAACTTTCTTATGAAAACTATTTCAGCAGCAACAAAGAAATAAAACAAGCGCATAAAGATGGTATTTATGTAGATAGATTAATACTTAAGATTTGTTTTAGTAAATCAGAGCTGACTTATGAAGAAACTAAAGCTCAGTTTCAACATGAAGTTTTAGAAAATGATAAATATCTAAATGGAAATATCTTAGGAAGATTTTATAAAGGAAAAATATGAATAAAGAAGTTTTAAAGAACTTACTGACTATGCTGCAATCAAGTGATAAAGATAATCATTACATGGCTATGCAAGCAATTGTAAATTTAGGCGATCCTAATACTGCGCATATTGACTATGAACAGGAAATAATATTTTTATGGTTATATGGCAGACCATGTATTGCAGACTGGGAGGAGATAAACTATAACATTGCAGCTATAATTCGCAATAAAATAGCTACATTTAAAAAATCAAAACTAGATTTAAAATATAAAAATAAATGGTTAGATCATATAACTCGTAGCAAAAAGCCATGGATAGTAGAATTACTTATTGAAGAAATGATTAAGGAAAATAAGAGAACTTTTAAAGCTCTTGATTTTAAATTTAAAGACATCCAAGTAAACGTAATACAATGAATAGACAAGATTCACTAAGTAAAACATCAAAAGACTTGATGTTAAAGGAACCCTATTATGGTTTCTTTTTATTAATGTTACACAAAAGTTGGAGTGATAAACTACCAACTGCAGGTGTATGTAAAAATGGCATTAATTTTCAATTGATGATTAATGAAAAGTTCTGGACTGATTTGTCAGAAGAACATAAATTGGGATTATTAAAACATGAATTGCTTCACATTGCATTTCAACATCTTACAACCTTCACTATGTTTAGTGATAAGAAGTTGGCTAATGTTGCAATGGATATGGAGATTAATCAATATATAGATGGGCACTGGTTGCCAGAAGGAGGTATATGCATAGATGATTATGAAGACCTTAATCTAGACAGAAAAGCAGGTTCTAGATATTATTATGATCAACTTAAACAAGCTCAAGATAAAAAGAAACAGCAAGGTAGTTGTGGAGATGATAATATGGATAAGCTTCTTGATGGTATGGAAGGTGGTCAGATGACAGTTACTATAGATAAACATGGTAATGTTAAAGATGTTAATGTACCTGATCATGCATGGGAAGAGTTTGAGGAAATGTCTGATGCTGAAAAGAAACTTATTGAAAAACAAATTCAAAGAGTTCTTACTGAAGCTAAGGAACAAACAATTAAGAAGAGAGGATATGTCCCCGGAGAGATTGAAGGTGTAATTAAACTAGATGAAGTTATACCACCTAAATTTAATTGGAAAAATTATATTAAGCGTTTCACGGGTATATCTACAAAAATCTTTACTAGAAAGCTGAGAAGAAAAGAGAACAAAAGGTACTCTGACAATCCTGGCCTCAAGATAAAGATGAGACAAAACATGCTTGTTGGTATTGATACTTCAGGCTCTGTTTGTGACAGTGAATTAAAAGAGTTTATTAATGAAATACATCATTTGTATAAAGCAGGTGTTGATATTACAATTGTACAATGTGACACTCAAATTCAATCTATCAAGAAATATGATGGAAAATTTGAACTAGAAGTGTCAGGTAGAGGAGGTACTTATTTTGAACCTGTTCTAGAACATTTTGAACAAAACAGACAGTTTACAAGCTTAATCTATTTTACAGATGGAGAAGCTTATACAGATATGAAACCTAGGAAACCAGTTCTATGGGTATTGTCAGAGAGATCTGATTTTAATGATAGCTTACCAGGAAAACAAATTAGATTAGAACTTTAAAAATTAAAAAAGATGAGTAAAAGCACACAACTTAACGTAGATGAGTTAAAAGATTTCTTAAAACACATGGTGAAAAACAATCAGCACATTCAAAATGAAGGTAAAATACCTGTTGCTGTGAATATTGAAGGTGATGCGGGCCTTGGTAAAACATCCGCTATTGTTCAACTTGGTAAAGAGTTGGATATGGAAGTTGTAAAGATTAATCTATCTCAGATAGAAGAATTAGGTGACCTTGTTGGTTTTCCTGTAAAAGAATTTAAGATTGCTAACAAAGATGGCAAGAGTACTTGGATTAATGAAAGTCAGATGGATGCTGCAATGAAGAAAGGTTACAAGGTTGTAGACAAGAGAATGTCTCATGCTGCACCTGAGTGGATTCAAGGTAAATCAGAAGGCGGCTTCTTGGTCCTTGATGATTATACTAGAGCTGACCATAGATTTATGCAAGCTACTATGGAGTTAATTGATAGACAAGAGTATATTTCTTGGAGTCTTCCAAAGAACTGGCATGTGATCTTAACTACTAATCCAGACAATGGTGACTATCAGGTTACTAGTCTTGATGATGCTCAGAGAACTAGATTTATTTCTACTGAAGTAAAGTTTGATGCTAGTGTATGGGCTCGTTGGGCAGAGAATGTTAATATTGATGGTAGATGTATTAACTTCTTGTTGATGAACCCTGAGACAGTAACTCAGAAAGTTAATCCAAGAAGTATTACCACTTTCTTTAACTCTATTAGTTCTATTGAGAAGTTTGAAGAGCAGTTGCCATTAATTAACATGATTGGTGATGGATCAATTGGTGCAGAACCTTCTGCATTATTTGCTATGTTTATTAATAATAAACTAGATAAAATCATTAGTCCTGAGCAGATTCTTACAAATGATGATTGGAGTTATGTCAAAGGTTCTTTGAGTGGATGTATTGGTAGTGACGATGATTTTAGAGCAGATATATCTAGCATCATTAGTACTAGAATTATTAACTATGCTTTAGTTACAGCTAACAAAGGTTCAGTTCCTCAAAAAATGATTGATAGAATTATTGAGTTGACTACTGACTGTGATTCATTTACCGATGATTTGAGATATTACATGGTTAAAGAAATCCTTAATGGAAACAAAGCCAAGTTCTCAAAACTAATGTTAAATCAGAAAGTTGTAAAAATGACTGTAAAATAAATTAATTCATAAACAAAAGGGGGATTTATTCCCCCTCTTTTAATTTTTAAAATATGCAAGAAGAAAATATAGAAAGAGTTCCTTTTATTACATTGGATATAAAAACATCTCGTGATGAGTATAATAAGCTTCAAATTGATTATTGGTCAATAGATGATATAGATACATTATATGTATTAAATTCTAAAACTAGATCACATTACTCTGGAAGAGTAAAACATGGGCTTGATTTTGATAGCGCAAAATGGGTTCCTAAACAAAAAGATAAAATTTATTTTATGAAGGGTTGTACTGTACCTAGAGTAAAACTTAAAGATTTATCTGTAAAATATAAAATCAGAACTACTACTGATATAGATAAAGCAACTGTTGTTGTTGGTAGCAATCAAGCTGGTGAAAAACTATTTAAAGAATCTTGGAGATACACAGTAAATGGTAAAAACTTTCAAGCTTTAGTAGATTCATTAAATGAAATAGATGAGCAAGATAACTATTATTTAAATCAATTAAATAATTTAAAAGAATCTTTTGGAGGAGAATGGCCTGAAGTAATCTATACAGATTGGAATACTCAAAGTGCAGGTAATGCAACAAGAGATAACCACACTCAACAACTAAGTAATAAAATATTAGAAAAACTTGGTTGTAATAAAGATCAGTATAAAGCTCAATATTATCTAGGTGGCTCTGAATGGACTCAAACTATAAGTGAAGATAATCTAAAGTTATATAAAGAGTTTAAAACACACACCATAATAGAGCAAAGTGCATTGCTTGCCGTTGTAAATGGTAGTGAGGCTACTACAATTGATTTAGATACTTATCAGAATTTAAGAAATATGTTTAATAGTTCTGACCGAGATAATCATGTAATGGCTATG